CAAGCGTCCGCGATCCGCACCGCTATCGTTTTGGACGGAGCAAGATATACTCCGATACATTGACACCTACGGCGTGCCACTTTCAAAAGTCTATGGAGAGATAGTAAAAACCGACAAGGGCTATAAGACAACGGGCGCGGAGCGGACAGGGTGCTATGCCTGCCTGTTTGGCTGCCACCTAGACAAAAAGCCAAACCGCATTCAGCGGCTGGCGACAACTCACCCTAAGCTACACGCATACTGCATGAAAGATTATGCAGACGGCGGCTTAGGACTAAGACAAATAATGGAATACTTAGACATTCCACATCAAGAGGAGAATTAACCCATGCACAAAACAGTAACCTGCGAGTCCGTGAACATCGGACACCCAGACAAGACCTGCGACTTTTTAGCAGACGCATTTTTAGATGAGGCATTGCGCCAAGACCCTAACGCACAAATGGCGGTGGAGTGCGCTATCAAGGACGACCTACTCATGATATACGGAGAGGCGACAACCACGGCCAAGATAGACTACATCGGAATGGCAAGCCAGATTCTCAAAGACATAGGATACGAAAAGCCATTTCGCGTACTGACACAAATTAGTGAGCAGTCGGCGGATATCAATCAAGCGATAGTCAAAGAGGAACTAAGAGCAGGCGACCAAGGCATGATGTACGGCTATGCGACAAACGAGACACCCGAGATGCTACCGCTCCCACTAGTAATAGCCCACGCACTTATGCGGAAGTACGAGAGCTGGCGCAAGACAAGGACGGACTTCTTTTCGGATGCCAAGAGCCAAGTCAGCGTAAAGTACGACAAAGACAACAAGCCCTTTGCAATAAAGACTGTTCTTGTCTCGGTCTCTCACGCAGAGCATTTGGATCGGGGCGAGATTCGTAACCTTATTTGCGAGAATGTTATTTCACCAATACTAGCACTTTATGCCCACCTACTAGTAGAGTACACCGAGCTAATCGTAAACCCAAGTGGCAAGTTTACCATTTGGGGCAGCTACGGCGACAGCGGATGCGTAGGGCGCAAAATCTGCGTAGACACCTACGGCGGAGTGGGGAAAGTTGGCGGCGGGTGTTTTAGTTCTAAATCTCCTCAGAAAGTTGACCGCTCTGCCGCATATTATTGCCGTTTTGTCGCCAAAAACATCGTGGCAAACGGCTTTGCGGACAGGTGCGAGGTAGGAGTGAGCTATGGAATAGGCATTGCAGAGCCTCTTTCCATCTCAATAGACACCTTTGGCACGGAAAAGTGTTCGAAGTTAGGCAGTTTGCGGGACTATGTTAACTCTAACTTTGACTTCACCCCTGCAAACATCATAAAGGAACTAGACCTAAAGCGGGCAATTTATAAGGATACGGCTTGCTATGGGCATTTTGGACGGGACGAATTCCCGTGGGAGGCAATAAAAAATGAAGATACAAACATTTCAAGTAACGGAGTTGAAAGCGGCGAGCTACAACCCAAGAAAAGAGCTAAAGCCGGGGGACGCAGAGTTCGAGAAGCTGAAAGCATCAATTGAGACATTCGGCTATGTCGAACCAATATTGGTCAATAAGCGCAACATGACAGTAGTTGGCGGACACCAAAGGCTGTCCGTGCTAAAACACATGGGCAAAGAGGCGGTGGACTGCGTAGTGGTTGACCTAGATGATGCCCAAGAGAAAGCACTCAACATTGCCCTAAATAAAATCTCGGGCGAATGGGACGAGAGCCGCCTTGCCGAGATTCTAAAAGAGTTACAGCTAAGTGGATACGACACCGCCTTGACGGGCTTTGACATTAAAGAGATAGACGAGCTGTTTTCGGGGACGATTTATGATGTTAAGGAGGATAATTTTGACACCGAGTCGGAGCTAAACAAAATTGACAAGCCGTTAGCCAAACAGGGCGACATTTGGCACTTGGGCAGACATAAGGTGCTATGCGGCGATTCAACCGCCGTAAGCGATGTTTCGAGGCTTTTTGAGGGCAAGCGAGCCGACCTAGTCGTAACCGACCCACCATACAATATTGACTACGGCTCGGCAGAGCAAGACCGCCAAGAGGCAAGAGGCGTGGAGCGGGACGAGAGGCATATTCTAAACGACAACATGGATGATGAATCGTTTGGGCAGTTCTTACTCTCGTTCTACAAAGCCACCTACAGCATAACCAAAGGCGGCGGAGTCATCTATGTATTTCATAGCACAAAGGAATCGGTCAACTTTATAGAAGCTCTAAAGAAAGCGGGCTACAAATTATCCCAAACACTTATTTGGGCAAAAGACCATTTCACGCTTGGGCGGAGCGATTACCAATGGCAGTTCGAACCAATCCTTTATGGATGGCGAGAGGAAAAGGGCTGTCCGCATTATTTTATACATGACCGCACCCAAACAAGCCTAATAGAGGATAGAGCAGAGTGGTCTAAGAAAAACAAGGCGGAGCTACTAAAAGTGCTTGAGGCAATCGTGGAAGAATACCCAAGCGATTTGATTAGGGACGCAAAGCCCATGCGCAATGTAGAGCATCCGACAATGAAACCAATTACACTAATGGCAAAACTAATCCGCAACAGCAGCCGAGAGGGCGAGATTGTCTACGATGCATTTAGTGGGAGCGGTAGCACCCTCATGGCTTGCGAGCAAATGAATCGCACCTTTTATGGCATAGAGCTAGCCGAGCAGTACATTGAGGTAATCGTCCGCAGGTTTCAAAAAATGTTCCCAGACCAAGAGGTGTATTTGGAGCGAGACGGCGGCAAAAAACTGATTAGTCAAATTTAGTCAGTTAAATCATACATTTACACGCTTTTCTAGTAGACTTAGTACAAGGCTTTGCGGCATTGTTTGTTTGCCAGCCAGTAGGCTGAGTAAGCAAAAGGAGGAAAGCGACAATGAAAGCAGAAAACCTAACCATTGCAGAGTTAATCAAGACCCTGCAAGAGTACGACCCCAAGACACTCGTAGCCTTTGACAACAGCGGTCATGCACCCAAGCAGACCACAACGCTGATGAGTACAATAGGCTTTGTCTCGGGCGACTACCTAATGCTTCCAAGCCCTCGCAACCAAAAAGAGTATTTTTTGGAAGAGGACATAGCGGAAAGCGAGCGGTCTAAGTTTGTCAAAGTGCTAGTTCTTAACACGACACTAGGCAAGGACGAAATCTAAGACCAAACAAAAAAAGGCACTAGGGCGAAAGCCCTTTTGCTGATTAATCTTGGCTGCGATATTTTTTCACAAGTTGAGCAACTTTCTCGGCAAATCTTCCGGGAATGCGTTCGTCCCAATACTCAATAGAATCGCTAAGTGAGGAAAGGGTAGCATCAAAAGGCTTTTCACCTAATTCATTTTTGATAGCCTGAACATAAAAAACCAAGTCCTCAAACTTCATAGTGCGAGTATTGCTTTTTCCATTCACCCAATTATCAATCATATTTAGGTAAATGAAAGCACTACCTTGGTTCATGCCAGTTCTGCTTGACACCATTTTAGCAAGCTGTTGATTATCGGTATTGTGATTAAATTTATGCTGCTTAAAAACGAGCCAAAGAAAGTTACGCATATCAGAATTGATTGTACTGTTAGATCGGCGAGTGGGTTGAAAGTCATTATCCCAAGAGTTGGCATTATCAGTCTCAACTGTTTGCAATGGGGCAGGCGCTGGCGGAGCAGCACTTGAGCGGGAAGTAGTAGTAGTAGAAGAGGTAAGGAAAGATATATTCTGTTCCTTAACCAATTTTTTCAAAAACATTTTTATTGCGATATTGGTGTCGAGACCAAAATCGTCAAGAATGTTTTCGGCTTCATCAAGCAAGTGAGCATCCAATGTTAGTGACAGTTCTTTGTTATTCATAGTTAAATCTCCTTCGTAAATTACTTATAGTTAGTAATTTACTATACCAGTATATTCTATAAGTAACTAGGCTGTCAAGCGATTTTCGCTACATTTTCAAAAAACTTTAAGAAAGTTTTTACTTACTCATAGTAATTCATAGTAAAGACGAATAGGAGGATAAGTGATAGACACAACAAAGGCGGAGAGAGCCGTCAAATTTATAAACAGCCTAAAGCACACAAAGGGCATTTGGCACGGCAAGAACTTTGAATTACTGCCGTGGCAAGATAAAATCATAAGAGAGATATTCGGAACAGTCAAAGAAAACGGATACAGACAATACACAACCGCATACATTGAGATTCCCAAAAAGCAGGGCAAGAGTGAGCTAGCAGCCGCTGTTGCCCTTTATCTTACTTGCGGCGACAACGAGCCTGCCGCCGAAGTCTACTCGTGCGCAGCGGATAGGCAACAAGCTAGCATCGTTTTTGAAGTAGCGGTGGACATGATAAAACAGTCCCCAGCTCTCTTTAAGCGGTGCAAAATAGTGCCAAGCCAAAAGAGGATAACATACCTACCGACAAATTCGTTCTACCAAGTGCTGTCGGCAGACTCGGTAACCAAGCACGGATTCAATGTTCACGGACTAATTTTTGACGAATTACACGCACAGCCCAACCGCCAACTCTACGATGTAATGACATTCGGAGCGGCGGATGCAAGAAAGCAGCCCCTTAACTTTATAATCACTACAGCAGGCAATGACCGCAACAGCATTTGCTTCGAGGTTCACACCAAAGCCAAAGACATACTAGAGGGCAGAAAGACCGACCCCTCGTTCTACCCAGTAATTTATGGAGCGGACGAGGCGGACGACTGGTCTTGCGAGGCGGTTTGGGCAAAGGCTAACCCAAGCTTAGGCACGACAGTAGATGTTGAAAAGCTAAAGACAGCATTCCATAGTGCTAAAGAAAACCCAGCGGAGGAAAACCTTTTTCGGCAGTTAAGGCTCAACCAATGGGTCAAGCAGTCAACAAGATGGATGCCTATGGACAAATGGGATAAGTGCGGAGGCAGAGTAGATGCAGACGAACTACGAGGCAGAGTCTGCTATGCAGGGCTAGACCTATCTAGCACAACCGACCTCACCGCTTTTGTTTTGGTATTCCCACCACAAGATGACAACGAGCCGTATCATATACTGCCATACTTTTGGTTGCCAGAGGACACACTCGACCTAAGAGTCCGCAGAGACCATGTACCTTATGACATTTGGAAACGAAAAGGCTTGATTATGACCACGGACGGCAATGTCGTGCATTATGGAGCGATAGAAAAATTCATTGACGAGCTAGGCAAGATTTACAACATAAAAGAGATAGCATTCGACCGATGGGGCAGCACTCAGTTCGTGCAAAACCTAGAGTACATGGGGTTCAATGTCGTGGACTTTGGGCAAGGCTACCGAAGCATGAGTCCGCCGACAAAAGAACTTATGAAGCTGACCTTAGAGGGCAAGCTAGCCCACGGCGGACACGAGGTGCTAAGGTGGATGGCAGACAATGTCTATGCCAAGATTGACCCTGCGGGCAACATTAAGCTAGACAAGGAAAAGTCTACTGAAAAGATAGACGGCATGGTGGCACTAGTCATGGCACTAAGCCGTGCCTTAGTAGGTGGCGAAACCGAATCAATCTACGACCGCAGAGGTCTACTAATATTAGGATAAGGAGGACAACATTTGGGACTATTTAGTTTTTTGAAAAGACAACCACGAGCCTCGCCGACCCAAGAGGAGCGGAGCGATAAGATGACCGACTTCATTAAGGGAGTTGACCTAGACCCAAGCGGCATGAGCAATGCAGGGGCTAGCGTGGACGAGGACACAGCACTAAAGATAAGCGCCGTCTATGCTTGCGTTAAGGTAATAAGTGAGACGGTTGCATCGCTACCACTCAAACTGCACAAAGAAGAAAGCAACGGCGACACGGCAAAAGCTAAGCACCATCCGCTCTACACACTACTAGCGGACTGCCCGAATAACGAAATGACGGCATTCACCTTTCGGGAAGTGATGATGACAAACCTCTTGCTTTGGGGTAATGCCTACGCATTTATTCGGCGAAACCGAGCGGGGCAGATTGCAGAACTTTACCCACTAAAGGCAAAGAACATGGAGGTCTTTCGAGACCCGCAAACGGATAACCTACGCTACAGCTACACTAGCGACAATGAAGCTAAAACCATAATTTATAGACCAAGGCAGGTGCTACACATACCTGCCTTTTCGTTTGACGGAGTGGTTGGAGTTTCGCCGATTAGTTATGCAAGAGAGGCGATGGGATTAAGCTTAGCGGCAGAGGAATTTGGTGCTAGGTGGTTTAGTAATGGGGCAAGACCGGGGGCGATACTAGAACACCCTACGACAATCAAAGACCCAGACAAGCTAAGGGCAGCATGGGAAAGCGTTTATAAGGGAGTAAAAAACAGCAACAAAATAGCCGTTTTGGAAGAGGGGGTCAAATACCGAGATGTCGGCATGAGTCCACAAGACAGCCAGTTCCTAGACACAAGGCAATTTCAACTAGCCGAGATTTGTCGCATTTTTAGAGTTCCGCCCCACATGATTCACGACCTCAGCCGTTCTACCTTTAGCAACATAGAACACCAATCCATAGACTTTGTCGTTCACACGATCCGTCCGTGGCTAGTGCGATGGGAGCAGGCAATCAAGAGGGCATTACTTACCGAGACCGAGAGGACAATCTACTTTGCCAAGTTCAAGGTAGATGGATTATTACGAGGCGACTTTAATAGCAGAATGCAAGGCTATGCGGTAGCAAGGCAGAATGGGTGGATGTCGGCAAACGAGATTCGAGCATTAGAGGACATGAACAAAATCCCTGCTGACCTTGGCGGAGATGATTATAAGGTAAACGGCAACATGATAAATCTAGCAAATTTAGGAGGTGCAAATGAGCCAGATGGAAAGACGCTCACTAGCAATTAAAGAACTCCGACTAAACGAGGCGGACGGCGAGCAGCCCACACTAGAGGGCTATGCCTCCGTCTTTGATAGTTGGAGCGAGGAATTAGGCGGCTACGAGCCGTTCAGAGAAAAGGTGGTGCGAGGGGCATTTGCCGACAGCATAAAAACTGACGACATAAGATGCTTATTCAACCACGACAGCAACTTCGTCTTAGGACGAAACAGAGCGGGAACTTTGAGCCTAGAGGAAGACGGCAAGGGACTAAAGGTAACAATCAAGCCGCCAGATACAAGATGGGCAAAGGATTTGCTTGTTTCGGTCAAGCGCGGGGACATCAGCCAAATGTCATTCGGTTTTGTTTGCGAAAAGGACAGCTGGAGCTATGACGACAGCATTGATGTAAGAGAACTTCACAAAGTAAAACTCTTTGATGTCAGCTTAGTCACATACCCAGCGTACCCCGCAACCGAGTGCGATGTGCGCTCAATAGTTGCAAGCCGCAAGGCAGAAAGAGAAAAGCTGCTTGACGAGCAGCGACAAAAACAAGCGGAGCTGTCCGCTCAAAAACAGCAAAAACTACACGAATACGAGGAGGTATTTAATAGTGACAATTAAGGAACTTAAAGCAAGGCAAGCGGACGCTCGCCTAAAGGGTCAAGCAATCCTAACTCGTGCCAAAACTGAGGGCAGAGAGCTAACGGAGGCAGAGGAAAAAGACCTAGATGCAATCAAGAAAGAGCTTGATGCCTACAAGAAAAAGGTGGATTACCTTGAGTCGTTTTTAGACGGCGATGTCAAAGAGGCTAAGTCAAAGCGAGAGGACGACGGCAGCGATGACGATGAGGAAGAGGAAAAGCCGCCCAAAGACGACCCTGCTAAAAAGGAAGAAAAGTCTTTCCGTAGCTTTGGCGAGCAGATGATGGCGGTCTATCGCGCCAGCCAACCAGGGGCGAGACTAGACAGCCGCCTAACAACCAGAGCGGCAAGCGGGCTAAATGCCACAAACCCTAGTGACGGCGGTTTCTTGGTGCAGACCGACTTTGTTAAAAACCTACTCAAAAGGACTTATGAGACAGGAATACTAGCAAGCAAGTGCAAAAAAATTCCTATCACCACAAATGCCAACGGGCTAAAGATAAATGCCATTGACGAAATCTCAAGAGCCAACGGTTCTAGGTGGGGCGGCTTGCAGACATTCTGGGAGAATGAGGCTGACCAATTCACAGCCTCAAAGCCCAAATTCCGCCAAATGGAATTGAGCCTTAAAAAGCTGACAGGTCTATGCTATATCACGGATGAGCTACTGCAAGACACCGCAGCCCTAGAGCAAGTTGTGTCGGCGGGCTTTGCAGAGGAATTCGGCTTCAAGATGGACGAGGTAATTTTGCGCGGAGCGGGAGCGGGACAGCCGCTAGGCATCCTAAACTCTGGCTCACTTGTAAAGGTAGACAAAGAGGACGGGCAAACTGCAAAAATAACAGTCGAAAACATCGTCAAAATGTGGTCAAGGATGTGGTCACGCTCACGCAGCAATGCGGTATGGTTCATTAACCCAGAGCTAGAGCCATTACTCTACACCCTAACAGTTGGCGACAAACCCGTCTACATTCCGCAAACCAGCATGGCAAACGCGCCATACTCAACGCTATTAGGTAGACCCGTTATTCCACTAGAGCAATGCTCGGAGCTTGGCGAGGTCGGCGATATTATCCTTTGTGATCTATCGCAATACCTAATCATCGACAAGGGCGGCATCAATACGGCAAGCAGTATCCATGTCCGTTTCCTTTATGACGAGAGCGTATTCCGTTTCATCTACCGAGTAGACGGGCAACCGATTTGGCACAAAAGCCTCAAGCCGTTTAAGGGCGAGGCGACAGTCAGTCCATTCGTGGCATTAGCAAGGAGGACAGCATAATGGCAGTAATTCGCAATTTAGACATTAGGGTGCTAAACGCACCTGCCGCACTTTTTGATGCGGAGATAGAAACCGACAAGGTGCAGCTAGATAGTGGTCAAGCTGCACATTTTGTTGTGGCAACGGGAGAGGGAGCGGTTCAAACTTTGACCGCTTCTCTTTATGGAGTAAGAGGCGATGGCGAGGAAAAGCTAATCCGCACAGCCGAGATTAAGATTGGCGATAATGCCGAAAACAAAATCGTGTTTGCGGCAAGGGAGCTAGCGCATAACGAGCTATGCAGCGTATTCCTAAAAATCCCGTCAGCGGGCGATGCCGACATCATCGGCACGATTTTTGTTGTCTTAACCAACGAGAGGTACTCGTCATAAGGGGGTAAACACAATGCCAACCTTACAAGAGGTAAAAGACTACTTGGGAGTGGATGGGGTTCATAGTGACCCCATCCTACTTTCCATGCTGGAGGCGGCGCGAGAATTGGTGGAAAGCATTTTGCGGTATCAAATTGCAAAGGTCAGCCCTGTACCAAATCTCATAAAGGAAGCAATCAAATTTGCGGTAGCGTTTTTATTTAGCAATCGAGAGAGCGCGGACATGACTAGCTTAGAGCGGACACTTCGCACAATGCTTAATTCTCTAAGACTGGAGGCTTTTTAGATGAAACAACGCAGCCGTTTGGTAAAAGACAAAAAGGTCACAGCGTTTGTGACCGCTGTTCGCGCCGTGTGGGCCTTTGAAAGAGTGTTCAAGACTTACTGCCATACTGAAGAGTCGGGCGGTGTGTGGGCATATGTCCGCCACTTGTCGCAAGGAGAAGTAATGCGTGCAAGGCAGGTGCAAAGCAACCAAGTCCTTCAAGTCATCGTCAGCTACAACCCAAAAATAACCACCGACCTATACCTAGAGTTCAGCGGCAAGACCTACAAGGTGGTGTCAGTTGACTCCTATGAGTTTAACAAGACCGACTTAGAAATTAGGGCAGAGGAAGTTAGTCCGCCCGCTTTTGATGAAGAAGAATGGGAGGGACAATGACAAATCTACAAGCAAGAAAACTAGCAAGAGAGGACATTCGCAAGGCACTAAGGGCGGCAGGATTACTAGATGGCATCAGCTTACAAGCAAGCCAACTACACAACGAAAGCCGCCCATGCTTTTGGCGCGGGGTTATAAGAGACCCTGTCGCAAGGGCAAAAGACCAGTATGTCACTTGGCATATTCCGTCTAGCGATACGGCGGAGCGCGCGGACGATAAGACATTTTTGCGTGAAATCACTATTGCCGTTGATGTTTTTTCTAAGCGCTCCTTTGAGAGCGAGGCAAACCACAAACTGTTAGAGCGGTTAGAGACAGCGTTCGATAACGCAGGGTATGAGGTGGAATTCGCTGACGAAATCTTTGAAAACGATACCAAGCTATTCCACTACCCGCTGACACTTTATAAATTATATGGAGGTAAAATAAATGAGTGATAATGTATCACAATTATACGAGATAGGCAATCGCCGCTTTTTCGCGGCGACCCCAAACGCAAACGGCACATTCGGTGCAAAGGAATACCATGAGGGATTGATGGAAGTAAACATAGAATATACTTCCGAAAT